GGGTTCGAATATTTGGTATTACAATAAAAACCTTAAAAATATGATTATAGGGTTTCTTAACCTTTTTCCCCAAATGCAGGTTAAGACTTTTAATTCCACGACAGGACTGCCTGAAAATACAACGACCGTTCCCATCTTGTACGGCCCGATTGAACGTAGCAGTTATGTTAATTCCAAGGGCGAGACAGTTCAAAGAATTATACAAATGCCGATGCTCCATTTTGAAATGACCGCATTTGAACATGACAAGACCCGCGCATTCGCAGAAAAATCCTTACACATGCAAGGCCAGCGTTCAGGGTATGAGCATGACGTATTAATGCCTTGGCCCATCACCGTTCAAATCACGATGAATATTTATGCCAAGTATCAGGAAGAGTTGATGCAGTTGATTGAACAGATTTATCCGATGTTCAACTATCATCGAGTTTATTATACGAAGCATCCTATTTTTCCTGAAGAGATTACGTTGTCGCATTGGGTTTCCGTTACAACGCCGCCTTCGTTCGCTTTTAACTCCGAATATTCTGCCGAACAACGCCGGGATATTCTCGCCGTGCCGATTGGCTTTACGATTGAAAGTTGGATGGTGCGTGAATCTTATGAATCGTTCGGTGTTATCAAGGAAATCATCGCCAACTTTTATGACTATGCAACGCAGGCAGGTCTGGAAAGAATTCGACTTCTTGCCGACCCTTGCATCCGGGATTTTTATTTCACCGCCGACCCGTTGTATGTTGCGCCGACTTTGGGAAGTCTGATAAGCGGCACATATCATTCGGGTATTATTGTCGCAATTCCAGAGGCGGGACATTTCATTGTTAAATTTAATAATGAAAAACAAGTATTCCTGAAAAAAGAATTGGTGAGGGTCGGAGCAAATCCTATCGGGACGAGCATCAGTTGCGAACCTTACGAGCCTTTTAAAGAGGCAAATTACGGCTGGTCAGGATACAGTAATTTGGTTTGGAGAAGCGGGTACGAAGGGCCGTCTGGATGGACTGGATATTCGGAAGTTTGGGATTCTTATTCAGGTTATTCCGAGATAATAACCCCCATTGTGTAAAATGAAAAAAGAGAAATAAAAAATGATAAATAGATTTGAGACAAACAATAAATACTTGTAGATGGAGGTAAAGTATGGACGCAGAAGCAAAAGTTACTATAGTGAATAAGAGTTCAAGTGTGGGAACCGTGACCTATACAAATTGGAGCGATTCGACATCCAAATCGGTTGTCGTTCCCGCAGGGAGTAAATTCATCACCTATAATTGGTGGGAACTGGATGATTTGGGAATAGACAAAGTAGCGGCAGAAGAAAACATTTTAAATCTTCCTGTTTACGATGCCCACGATGCGGTTGATGCTTATACGGGAACTTTAACCAAAGTCCTACTTATCGACTTTGCTTACGACAAAGATAAAATGTCAGTCAAATTGACGGCTGGCGAATACACGGCATAAGGAGAATCACAATGGCAGAATATATTAAGCCTAACATTTACATCTATGAGTACGACAAATCCTCATACATAACCGAAGGCGCAACTACGGTTACAGGTATCGTAGGAACATCGAACAAAGGGCCAGCAAATGAAATCGTTCTAGTTACTTCCTACTCTAACTATACCGATATGTTCGGTCAAGACAGCGGATATCTTGACTTCTTCGCAAGGTTCTTCTTCAAATACGGCGGCAACAAGTTGCTCGTAGTCCGTGCAACCGACCAATACAACTTTGCAGGTATTTGCAACGGGCTGGAATCTAACTACGAAATCAAAGGCGAGTTGACAGCCAACGAATCAGACCTTCCTATTAAGCACGTTTCGGGGCCAGCAATTGACGACCATGCTAACATTTGGCCGAAATCAGGTCTCGCTCGACTTTCTTATAACGATGAAGAAGAATACATTGTCTATCGTCAAATCATCGGTACTGACCTTGCAGATACTGTCGTGCTTCACGATTGTATCAGGGGCGTAAACGCTACTGATGAAACTGTTATCAGCACTTGGGGTATCGCTGTTACGGCCAATCCCGCAACAGATTTTTTTGAAACAGTAAACCCACATGGTCTGAGAAACGGCCAGAACGTTAGATTTACCGATACGGAATGCGGAGTTACGTTGGGAGTAGATTATTGGGTTATCAACAAGACTTCCAAGACTTTCCAAGTTACGGCAATTAACGGCGTAACCACTCCTGTTCCTCTAACCGGGACTTCTTTGGAAAATACTGTAAATAAAATTCCTATCCCGACAAAGTATATCACTCCTGTATGCCCGATTGTCAGCGGTGAAGTTACTTCAGGTCAGGGAACGACCACTGTTGCCTTTGAAGAAATCGCATATGGTCAATTCGTTGTTGGACAGACTGTTATGTTTAACGACCCAACAGACCCCTCAACATCTTATAGTTTACATGTCATTTCTTCAATCAGCACACCATTCAATGAAAAATTAAGAACACAAACTGTAGTTTTTTCAACAGCAGTTCCAGCGGCGGTTGATGGTACTTGGGCATGCCGCGCCGTGATATCAACTGAAGCATTTTACGGAGAATTTGGCAACTACACTTTGCCTATGTATATGAACTACGATGCTTGGAGTTTACCGAAATACGATTCGACAGGCACATACGTTGAAAAAGGCGCAGGCATCTCAGACCCGACAGAAACACCGATTTTCATGCAAATCTATGCCCGTTCGTGCGGCAAGTGGGCAAATTCTGATATCAAGGTAAGCATATATACGAACGCTTCATGGAATTCAAGCGCAACAACTCCCTATTTCAAAAATAAAATCGACTTCGTACCGAGTGCCAACGATGAATTCTTAATCGTAGTTGAAAGCGTGGCAACGGGAGCAATCGAGGAATCTTGGCTATGTTCGTTAATCCCATCAAAGGTCGATTATTGGGGAAAGACGATGTTCGTGAGCGACCTTGTTAACGACAATTCTGAATGGATTAGGGTTTTCATCAATCCAGACTATGTTGCCGAGATAGATGGTACTTACAACTCATTGAACGATGATTTATCAATCGATTCAATCACCTATCTGCCTCATACAATAGAAAGGTACTACCTTGGTGGTGGTACGGATGGTTCGGCAAGCGTGGCAGTTTTAGGAGCAGGTGGAATTCCTCAGGTACGTGAATATAAGATTATGGACGGCTACAACCTGTTCGCCAACAAGAACGAGGTCGATATCGACATCATTTCGGCAGGTGGCAACCAATCTCTAGCAGTACAGACAAACATTAAGTCTATTGCGGAAACAAGAATGGACTGTGTGGGCATCTTGAATATTCCTACTAACATGACAATAACGGATGCAGTTCGTTACAAGAACCTGCTTGGCTCTTCGACCTATACGGCAATTTACTGCAACGGTTCAAAAGTACTCGATTCATTCACAGGAGCAATTCAACTTCTACCGCCTGCAATTCAGGTAACTCCTTTAATTGTTAAGACCGACTTAATTCGTGAGCCTTGGTATGCAGTCGCAGGTTACAATCGCGGCATGCTGAACGAAGTTATCGAACTTGAGCAGAATATTACTGATGGAGACTTTGAGACGCTGTATGCGGCAGGCATCAACCCGATTATCAATGACGGTGCAGGCCCGGTCATCTACGGTATCAAGACAATGTACGTGGGTTCGTCTGCATTTAATAAACTTCCTATCCGCAGACTGATGTTGAAGATGGAGAAGGATATCAAGAATAGCATGAAGGCTTTCTTGTTCGAACCGAATACGTTCGATACGAGATTGAGGATTGTCAGAACTTGTGAGCCTTATCTTGAATCCATCAAGGCAAGAGACGGTATTGAGGACTTCCGTGTAATCTGTGATGATACGAACAACACGAACCAGACTATCGCCGCAGGTCAAATCATCGTTGATATCTACATCAAGCCTGTCTTTGCGGCTGAGTATATCATCTTTAACTTCACGGTTACAAAAGACGAGATATCGTCAATTATTAGCAACACATAAGGAGAGTAAATATGGCTGATACAACTGTAATTTCACCAACGTCATTTTTTGAGAAGACCATCGGCAAGTTAGGGCCAAGTACGGACTATCACCGTCAGTATTTGTTTCAGGTATGGTTGTATCCCATTCCGGGTGTCAGCGATGCCTCCATCATTACCTATTTCGTGGCATCTTCGCAATCTCCTGTTGAAACCAGCGGCGTTATTAATGTTCCTTGGATGAACTCTGAAATTAAGATTGCAGGACAGACCAAGTATGCAGAATGGGCAGTAACCGTCAGGGACGATACAACTTCGATGGCATACAACTACTTCAAACTTTGGAGACGGTTGGTGTATCAGACTTCTGATAAGGCTGGCGAACTGAGCGGTGGGCAATCACATATTCCGAACCAATACAAATATCCTATCGACCTCTATCTCTTGGACAATCGCGGTAATCACGGCAGGGGATATAAGATTGTTAATGCTTGGCCGGGTTCCATCGGACAGAT